GATAGATATTGAGCGTTGCGCAAAAGAGGAAGAATCAAATTCCATTATTAAATCAAAGGGTAATTAAGATGTCAATAGAATGGGGCAGTACAATAGATAATCCACCAATACCAGGTAAAGAAATAATCGCAAAGAATCCATTAAAATTAACTAACGATTATTCTTCTGGTAAGTCATGCAAAATAATGAAATTCCACCACAGTTTTACAAAAGAACAAATTCTCGATGAAATGCTTAACAGCGAAAATAATTTTTCACTTTGGAGTTATACAGGATGAACAACAATTTAAATCTATGGAACTCTGTCGACAAAACAAATTCTAAGTTCACCAAGCCTGCAACTAAAGGCGGTTATAGCTATACGTCAATAACGCCAGTTTCCCAATATAAAGAAGCGACTTCTGTATTTGGTATCCAGGGCATTGGTTGGGGTATCATAAAAGGTAGCGAAAAGTTCAACCATGAAACGTATGGAGATGATGCGCAAGGGAAAATAGTCCTCTTAACTTATGACGCTTGGATGTATTTTATTTATGATGGTAAGCGGGGAGAAGTACCACTACACGCGCAGGAAAAAGCTTCTTATGTAACTAAAAACGGAAAAGGTTATCTATTTGTTGATGAGGAAGCAAGAAAAAAAGTTGTTACAAATGCCATGACAAAAGCTCTTTCAGGACTTGGATTTAACGCTGATATATTTATGGGTATGTTTGACAATATAGATTACAGGGAAATGTTAGACGCAGAGTTTCGGCTTAAAGGTGCAGAAGATTCAAAAGCCGAAAAAGAAGTTATGCACAAAGAATTTAACGAATGGTTAAATTTCAAATGTGAAACAATACTTAAAATTAAATTTCATGCCGCAGTTAAAAAAGTTATTGATAAAACCAGGGTAACACTTAATGACAAACTTAAAGTTTTAGGCGCCTCAAACGAATCAATTCAAGCAGCAAGATATAAGCTTTACAATGCCGGAAACATGGCAGATAAAGCAATAGATGCAAAAAAAGAAAGCGAAACCAACGAACAAAATCAAGGTGATTAAAATGCAGAATGAAAATAAAATAAGTAACGCCATAGCTACGTTATACTCAAACGAAATGACCGAAGACGGTTTGAAAGAATTAAGAGAAAGATTTCCTTCAGATCTAGTTATCGACATGTCCATTGAGCACGAACTTAAACAAGGTCGTAAAATCAGAACGGAAATGAATAAACTGATTGGAGCTATCACAGCAAGAAAAACAACTGTAAATGCTGATATAAAGTCAAAGGCTGACTTGTTGATCATGGAAGTAACTAAGGTATACAGCCCTATCGTTGTTCCTTTTGAAAAGCAATTAATAATAAACAAAGCTGCAAAATTAAAAGCAGAAAAAGAGCTCAAAATCCTTCTCGACGGTCAGCGCGTTAAAATAAACGAACTTAACGGTTTTATCGATAGTTGTATAGGTCAATCATCTGAATTCACATCAGAAACAATTGAGAGCGTTGATTCTGTAGAGCCATCAATCTTTCATAAAGATATAATACATGAAGTAATTGAAACTAAAACTAAGGTGCTAGATCGTTTAACTGAATTGCTAACGCAAAAAATTGCTGAAGAAGCCCTTGAAGGTGAAAGAAAAAAATTAGCAGAAAAAGAAGCAGCAATTGAAGAAAAAAATAAAACTGTAGAACTCAAGTTAAAAACTGCAGAGTTGAAATTAAAAGCTCAAGAAAGATTAAACAATCTAATGATGATACCAACCACAATGCTAAACGAATCATCTAAAAAAATAAAACATAAAATAGCATCTATAAGCAACTTTGCAATAGAAGAGAGCGAATTTGGAGAGCTTACTGACCAGGCGCATGTTGCTGTAGTAAATGTATGCGGTCAATTAAAAATAATTCTTGATAACCAAGTTTTGGTTGAAAAAGCTAGAGAGTCAGAACGTGTTGAGGAAAAAAGCCAAAACATTGAAAAAGTTATAGTCTCTTCTTTTGTAGACCATAAAGAACTTGATAATGCGATTGATAACGCAGCCAACTATGGACATGGCTTTATTCAAGATGGTAAAAGCATTGACCCGCAAAAAATATATAACGAAAAATTGACCACTTCAGTTGAATCGGCTGATTTATCAGAAACCAAACTAAGTTTAAAGGAAAGGTTTAAAGATGCTCAAAATGAAGAACCAACACCAACGATTGTTGATGTTCTTTCGTTTATATTGTTAACCATAAATATTGAAAATCCCAAACGTAACCATTTTATGGAATGTTTCGGCTACTTATTAATGTGTGATGATTCAATATTAATTAAAGAAGCAACCAATAAACTAAGAAATGAATTTAAAGATTTCTTTTTAAATAAATAATTTAAATAACCTGGCGGTTAATATCCACCTAAACCAAAGGTGTTATCAAGCAAGCTTCAATATCAGTAAAGCCATTATTTAATTTAATGATAAGCAAAGACATTGTTCTTTTATTATTTAGGAAATCAGCAGAACATTACGACATGACATGCCGAGACGCATCGAAGAAAGGTGGTTTTATTTATGGCTGGGTAAACCGTTTAAATGAACCTAATGCAACTTTCCCCGCATCATTTAGACAGTTAGATTTAACACTGAAAATTTGTGAAGTATCTAATAATCAAGGGAATTATACAGATTTTGATAAAAATAGAACGGTTGAATACTCTTCTTTTGTAATAAGATTATTAAAAGAAAGTAATGCATTTATTATGAGTATACCTAAAAAAACAATCAACTAAAGAAAGGATGAAAAATGAAAATAGAAATAGATAAAAATGGCAAAAGGGACAAATGCGGATTTTATTCTCACCCACAAAGGCCTGAATGGTGTGAGTCAGTAACAAAAATAGAAATTGACAAATGGAAAATTGAAAATGGTGTTGAAATTTTCTGTGATTCGTTTGAAGATTCAGCCAATGACAAAATGCAAAATGAATGGTTTTATGATGGCGTTTATGATTGTTCAGAGTGGAAACCTGAATGTAATAAACCTGGAGCCATTCTTTTATCAATACATGACACAGAAGACGGCCCTATTGCAATTTACGCAACCCCGTTTAAAACAATATTATTCTACGATACAGAGACAACCGGCATGCCAGATTGGAAAAAACCAAGCGGCGGCGAATCTCAACCTCATATAGTTCAAATTGGCGCTATACTTTGTAATTCAGAAACAAAAGAGGTTATCGATATTTTAAATGTAATTATTCAACCAGATGGCTGGGAGATACCGAAAGATACAATTGATGTTCATGGGATTACCGAAGAAATCGCTAATGATGTTGGTATTCCTGAAAAAGAAGCCATTAAAATGTTACTTGATCTTCGTGGTGATACTGATCGTGTAGCATTCAATAAAACCTTTGATCAACGCATCATTAGAATTGGACTTAAACGATTCTTTAATGAGCAAACACAAGAGAAGTGGTGCATTAAAGACGACCATCATTGCGCTATGCTTATGTCTCAAAAAGTAATGAAAGGTAAATACCCTAAACTTATTGACGCATACAAGCACTTCACCGGTAAAGAAATGAAAGGTGCTCACGATGCTTTAGCTGATGCTAAAGGTTGTATGACAGTTTATTTTGCAGCCAAAGAAGCTTTAGCGAAAATTTAATTTAAACAAACTACCCAAGAGGGTAAAACAATGTCAAGTAAAACAAACGTGGAAAATTTCATAGGTGAATTAAACGGTGGGGCAACTATTGAGCAACTAGGTTTAGTTTTAAGTGAGGCCGCACTTGCCACAATAGTTAATGGTACTGGTAATAAAAAAGGTAAGGTTTCTCTTGATTTTACCGTTTCACAAATGGGAGATAATGATCAAGTTATTATTTCTTGTAAGTTGTCAAAATCCATACCAACAAAACGCGGCAAAAAGTCAGAAGAAAACATCACCGACACGCCTTTTTATGTTGGTAAACAAGGGGTGCTTACAATTGATGTCCCTAGGGAAAGCCTTAGCGGCCAGTATAATCTAAAGGAACAACTAGACGGAACTAACAGACTTTCCCGAGTAAAATAATCAATCACCGGATAAATCCGGCACAACCTAAATCAATAAAGAGTAAAAATTATGTTAGAAAAAGAAGCAATTCAACACCTTCAAGACTCAGCAAATATGGTGCAAATGGAGGATAAATTAACAAAGAAAAATACAAACACACCTACTATGTTAGTACCGAAAGGGTTTGAAATTAAAGTTTTAGAACAGTTCATGAAAAACCGTGCTTCTTATCGTGTCTCATATGGCACAGATAATATAAACGACTTCGCATCTTATAGCGAAGAGTTCGACCAGGTTGGCGCGAAATGTTTTATTGATTCAAACGGAATGAGTGCTAAAATTATTTTTGATATTGGTACAGAAGAGTTACCCGGGCATCAGCTAAACTGCGCTAAATTGAAAATTGAAAAAACGGCTGCATATGAAAAATTGTTAGATCTGGATGGGCGACACCTTAGCCAAAAGAACGCTTCAAATTTTATTGAGGATTGGGCGGATTTTTGTTTTATTACAGCTCGAACAGGGGAGTCAATGACCACAGCACAGGCCGTAAATTCATTAAACAAGTTAACTATAAGTGAAGAAAAGTCTCGAACTAGTGAAATCGGTGGTTTTAGCGAAAACATGTCTAGCATGGAAATGGTCGAAGCTAAAAATGCAGATAAAATCCCCTCAGATATAACATTTAGCTGTACACCTTACATTGGACTAAAGGAATATGAATTCACTATAAGAGTTTCAATCTTAACCGGCAGTGAAAAACCTGAAATTTCTTTCAGAATAGTTCAATTAGAACCAACTAAAGAAAAAATCACTGAAGAATTTAAAGGAATTCTCATTGATAAATTCAAAGGCCGTGAATTAAAAACCTTCATCGGTAGTTGCAGTTAAATAACACCATAAATAAAACCCGATTGATTTCGGGTTTTTGGTAAAAATACAAAACAAGGAAAACACGAAATGAATAAAGTATTTTTGGGCGGGACATGTGCTGAAACAACTTGGCGTGATGAATTAATAAAAGCGATTAATATTAAATACTTTAATCCAATAGTAGAAAACTGGACTAGTGATTGCGTTATAACAGAAAACATTGAAAAAGAATTTCAGTGCAATATTCACTTATATGTACTAACAAGTGAAATGCAAGGTGTTTATTCTATAGCTGAAGCTGTTCAATCAAGTTTATCTAAAAATAAATTCACCATACTACACGTGATCCCTAGTGGGTTTTCAGAAGGGCAATTAAGAAGCCTAGAAGCGGTGTGCTCTTTAATTTCAGGAAATGGTTCGATCGCATATATCGATAGTGACTTATATAGAACATCAACATTGATTAACAATGCATTCTCGGCATCATCATAAATAGTCAATTTGGACGAAATGTCTTAAATTTGATATAGTAAATTTTTAATTAGGAACAATAAATGAAAACACTACATAACAGCACAGTAAGCAAAACAAAACAAAACGTAAGTGATCTTAAAACTTTTGGTTACGAAGACACCTTTAAATTAATATTTAAGGTGTCCAGTAAAAACGAAGGCTGGATGAGGTCAACTAAAGCCATGCAAATAGACGGTGTTGGGTGTTTGGTTCTAGTAACCACTCAGCAAGGAGATAACATATCTGAAGCATTAACATTTGTACACGGTATCAAGATAGAGTTAATCGATGGCGATAAAAAAAATGGAAGAAAATTAGTTAATGCCTATGAAAGAAAGCCTAAAGCCACAATCGGAGAACAACCACCAACACCACCAGGAACCTAAGTGTTAACTTACATATTCTTAGCCATATTCATTGCAATATTCACCCTATCTTTTTTCAGATTGAAAAATAACAGGTACCCTTCTTTGGTTATGGTTATAGGATATGTATTTTACATATTCTTTATTTTGCCATTAGTCTACAAAATAATTTACCCGGTAAACGCATTTGACGCAGGAAGAATTTATTTCATTCTCTTATCTGTTCTTGATGTTACTATCGGGTTGGTTATGTTAAAGATATCAAAATCAATAAAAAGCGAAGTAGCAAAAATAATAGGTTTTTTATCGATATTTTCAGCAATAAATCATATTTACGGCCGGATTGGTTATCAATATAGGTGGGATAATTTAATTTACCATAACATCTCTATATCTATCACCATAACCATAATAATTTTAATGATAGCACCTAAAATAACATTAAGAGTATGGGGTTTGATTCATGGATTATCTATTGTTTTATCTCGAAGAATTAACCGAGCCAATTACATACTCTATAATAATAGTTATCTCAGTGAATATTTTTCTAAAAAAGAAAATGAAGTCAAAAAAGGAAAGGTTGAAAAATGCTAGAAACAATAAAGCAGGAAATAAGCCAAGCGATGATATACATTAAAACTATATTCGTTGTTTACTTCGCAAATTTAGCTCAGTGGTACACAGAGTACGCATCAGAAATAACATCATCCATAACGCAAATTATAAGCTTTCTAATCCTTGTTTTGTTGTTAATATTAAGAATTTTAAACGCTAAAAAAGTATGGTTAGAAAAT